GGAACATTTACATCAAAACTACCTTTAACAAAGTTAAGTATAGCTTGTCTTAGAACATTATCTTGTACTTGTACTGATCTATTACCTAGTTTTGTTGGATTCGCCATAATTGTTTTTTACAAAAAAGGCGAGAAAGTTCTTCCCTCCTCGCCCTCTCTCGTTAATACTTTGTTTGCTTAGACATCTACGATAGTCATACCTCTATCAGTCTCAAACATTTTTACTAATACACCATCTACATAAGTATCAATAGCACCCTCTTTAGATACAGCAATAGTCAGAACACCTCGTTGTAGAGTAGTACCTTCAATGTTTTTAGTGTCTTGGTTTTCCCATTCGATTGTATAAACATCGTATGTTTCAGCGGCAGAGGCTGACAATTCCCGGTTAACAGGATACATACCATTTAGGATCTCACGGTTACCAAAGTTACCTTTAGCATAAAACTCAAGATCAGCTACCAAAGGATAAGTTCCTTTACCACGAGTAGCTACACCTACAGTCTCAGGATCTAATGTTAGAGCAGCATTCAAGTTAGTAGTAAAGTCTGCGTCAAAGTTAACTGCTTGCAATTCAATTTCTGCTGGATAGAAAGGGAAAGTCCCTACTTTATAGTCAGCAGGCTCTACAACAATCTTCAAGTGAGTGTCATTGTAGTTAGATGCGGTAAGTTTGATTGCTTCGTCAAAAGCAAACCTTTTGTTAATTGCAGTTACCCAAGCATCAATAAAAGCAGCATCATCTACGAAAGCAGTTGCACCTGATTGAATACTTATAATACTTGGTCTGTGGCAATGAGTTCCTGTATAAGTTTTATCAATTACACGCATGATATAAGTATAATCAGTCAAGGTAATATCTACGCTTCCAGCTACATCCAAGTAATAAACTTGTTTAACAGCGGCTGCATAAGTAGCCTTACTAACAACTTTTACATCATTAAACTTAATAGGCTGTGATTGATAGAAAGCTTCACCATTACGACTACGTGAGTTAACTACAAAAGAAGTAAATCCGGTAGTATCTGTGGCAGCACCAATTACATTACTATCCAAATCAGCTGCATCAGGTAGATAAGGTAGAGAGAATACAACCTCTCCGGGTCCAATAAAGTCAGTAGTACTTGCAGGACTAACAACTTGTACATTTGCTGTAGGATCACAATTGATACCTACATGAACTTGATTAATGTTTCTTACGTCCATTTTTTATAATATTTTTTTATTCGTCTTCTTTACTCTCTAGTTGAGAGACTTGGTATTTATTAGCATCATTGATTATTGATGCTGAAGCCAGTTTAACAGCTTTATCCACAACATCTTGATGTAGACTATCAGCTAAATCACTATTCTTTTGATTAGCTGGATAAAGAACATCTACTACAATACCTGATGGAGCTTTAATATAAAATACAGTATATCCCCAAATTCTTTGATCCTTTCCAGGAATGAGATAGTGTACTATTGGATTTGTATCTTTATTAAAAGTTATCGCTTGAGATCCACCTTGTGTATAAGAAGGAGTAACACCTGTCATATCTGGTGTAGAGGCATTCTCATCTGTAGCTGTAGTGTAGTTACCCCAATCCATTCTCCATAATAGCGAATGGTAAGGTTTCCTATACCTGTTATCTATATCCTCATTGTAAGAGTCATACCTAATTGGAAGTACTTCTACTCTAGCTCTGTGTTCTTGGTTAGAGTTATTAGTACAATAAGCATACTCTGTAATTACATATAGAACCTCTTTAGGCAAAGCTACAAATACTCCATAATTATCTTCTCCTTGAATATAAGCTAAAGGATCAGGTAATACATCTGTACCTACCATAAACCTATCAGGTTTTAAAGTTTGTGTTGCAGAAATTAAGCCAGCTAACTCAGCTCTACGAACAGAATCTCTCTCAAAGCCTTTCATCTTGGTATTTTTATCAGGAGTAAACCTCTCCTTAGATACCTCAAGTTCAGCTTTGGTTAAAAAGTCTGAGATCTCTCTGTCGTTAAAGGGAACATTATTAACAGTGCCTCCGGCCCATGCTAATATAAAACTATCCCTCATTTCATTAGCTGTCATTATTGTATAGCTTTTTTAATTACTAGTTTAAGATCACTATTTTCAGGGTCATTTAGCCATCCTCTAAGGTCTTTGATACTATGTGCTACTTTTACACCTTCGTATAGGAAAGATCCCTTAGAAGTCCTTATAACGCCTCTTTGTTTAGCATCATAGAGTAGAGCATAGTCAGTTAAGAAAGTTTTATCTTTAGGATTACCATCGAAAAATAGAGTTCTTTTAAAATATTCTGTGTTGTAGTTTTTATCTACATCTGTTTTTAAATCTAAGAACAATCTACGAGGATCAGTGTTGATAGAGTACCTTTCTACGCCTCCTAATAGGTTTATTACCTTAGCTACATTTTTAATCCAAGATGAGTTATCTTTCTTAGCTAAAAGTGCCAATAGTAACTCACTTTTAAGTGTTTCTCTATCAAACTCTTTCTCCAGTTTAGCCTCTTGATCAATAAGCATGAACTCATATTTACCTGCAAATTTCTCCTCTTCTTTATCTGTTACTCTATTAGAGACGCTACAAACCATATAGTCTAGGAAGTCTGTTGGACTTTGAAGATCAAATTCCAGATACAGAGTATCCATATTCCTATTAGTTTTGTTAAACTTTACCTTGTGTTCTCTTTCGGTAAACCAATTATCAGGAGTATTTACATCCAAGTTCCTTCCAGTTTTACTCTCAAAGAACTCACGAGCTTCTTTATATTGATCCCCAAAGAATACTCTAAAGGGATCAACTAGTTTCCTAGTCCTCATATCCAACCTTAAAGAGATACTTCTTTGAGTTCCTGTGTACATTGTACTCTCACCTTCTGAAAGAGTTCCTGTTACTAAACCATTAGGGGCTTTTTTAATAGGGATTAGCCTAACCTTAGTATCTTTTAGAAAATTCATTTTAACCGTATTTAAAAGGAGGGGGAATGCTACGGTTAACATCCCCTCCAAGTTGAACAACCTAACTAACCCCGTTCTTAATACTCTGGGTAATATCTAGTTACTTTAGTTGGATTCCAAGTAATAGCTCCAACATTTTGCATGTGGTGCATAGTGTAACCGTCAATAGGAGAAGCCATTTTCTTAGGATCAGTTATTGAACTTCCACCTGTATCATACGCTGAACGCATACCGTTTACTACACCAAAGATAGGCTCTTCGCCTTTTACATTTACAATCTGCATGTTACCTTTACCATTGTCATCACCTCCCATATCCATGATATCATACTCGTAAGAGGAGACTACACCACCTGATGGATGGTAAAGTTTGTTACGTACTTCATCATCTTTGTAAGGATCAATCATTACACTAATTTCAATACCGTTAACTGTAGCTACAGACTTAACTTGACCGAAATTAATATGAAGATCGTTACCACTCCATTTGTAAGCCCTACCAGTAGTATCGCCCATCCATGGAGCTCTAGTAAGTTTAGCACCTTGACGATTTTCTACTGCACGAGCGAAAGCCAAGTAACCCCACTCACCACAAGTCATCACATACTTACGGTTAGCCATAGAAGTCTTACCTACAGAAGCAGCTAGTGCAATCTCAGTAATTTCATCAATATCTGGCTCAATAGCAAAGGTGTGCTTATTAGACGGAGACCATTGTTCTTTAAGACCAGAACCGGCAGCGATCTCATACCCATTCTTGTCATAGTTGCCATAAGAACCATCTTCCCAACGGTTAGACTTACCATACATAATTAGCCTAGCACGTGTCTGGCGAGCTTTCTTAAGGAACTCCCATTCTACATTGGTAATCCAGCTCTTAATCTGCTTACCTGTTTCATCCAAGAAATAGAAAGGCATTGGGTAAACTTTACCCTTGTTAATCATATTACCGGGAACAGTGTGTTGCATCCTGAACATTGAAGTCTCAGCGTTAAGCATAGCATGGCTGGAGAATCCAATATCAAAACCTCTATCAGATAGAGTTTGAGTAACCAAGCCATATTCACTAGACCAACGAGTGTTAGGAAGTAATTCAGAGCCGGGAATATAATCATTGTGAGAACTAGTAATCAATTGTACTGTGTACCTCCAACCATTAGCAATAGGCTTAGGCTCTTCAGTAATAAGAATCTTATAGTCATCTGGGCGATGTCCTACAATTACTTCAGTAACATTGAATGCTTTCTCTGCAAAGTCCATGTAGAAATTCATTCTACCTTGACCTACATTAGTAGCAGCTGCTGTAATAGCAGTAGTTCCAGCCTCATCCAACCAAGCACCTAATAGTTCAAAGTTACTATCAGTTGCACCTAGAAGTGGCCAAGAATATCTACGTCTATCAACCTCATAAGTATCGAACTGGTTCATAAAAGAAACAAAGTCCATACCTAAGTTAACGTCATATAGATGTTCAATCCTATCCAACATCTGAACGGGATTATCCATATAGACGGATGTGAGATGGTTTTCAGTGGTTAGACCATGCCATCTCTTACCAGCAAGTAGCTGATTTTGTCTAACTTTTGCCATTTATAATTATTATTTATTTTTACTGTATTTTTTCAAATAGTTAACGAAATCATTAGAAGGTGTGTCAACTTTCTTACCTCCCTTTCGTCTAGTGTTAAGATCTTTTGTATTTATTGATCTTACCTCCTCCATTACTTTGGTAAAATCACCATCTAAAAGACCAAGTTTATCCAATAGAGCTATTCTAGTGTGAGCTTTAATAGGATCTTCTCTGAAGAGATTATTAAGTTTAGCGTAAGATTCTTGAGTTTCTACGGCTTTATACAAACTATTCTTGAATCTTGTAGTAGCCTTCCTTCCTGGAATAAACTCCTCTTGTTCATCAATAACATTTCTAGTTTGCTTTAGAGTCTCTTTATACTGCTGTTCTCTTGCCCTCTTAGCCTGCTCTAGTTCATACTTAGATATCTCTTTAAGCTCATCATACATCTCCAGAGCATCTTCCTCCAAGTCTAGGCTATTGTCTACTAGCTTTTGTATACGCCTATCACTAAAACCTTTCCTCTTGTAAAAATCTTTTATGATGCGTTTTTGAATACTCTCATCCTCTTTAATCTGATCTTCTGTATATTCAGGAGCTTTGTTTTTCTCGTAAGCTACAAAGTCCTCTACAGTACCACCATTCTCAAGATGTTCTACAAGACCTTTAGATGATTGTTTTAATCCTTCTTTATACTCCTCTTTCCAAGCCTCTACATCAGATTTATACTGTTTGCTTACGGCTGTGTAAAGATCTTCTTCTGTCTCAATACCTTTTAGATCTTCTTCAGAGAGAGTATCTAGTAGAGTATCTTTAAATTGATAAGCGAAAGCAGAGAATACGTTCCCTTCTGGTACTTCTTCTGTATCCTTTGGCTCCTGCTCATCATCTTCTACATCATCTGTAGGATCATCCTCAACTTCTATAAGATCTTCATCTTCTTCAACAGAAGTATCTACTTTATCTTCTACATCATCTTTTTCAGGCTCATCTGCTTCAGGAGTTCCTGTTAAATCCTCTTCCTCTACTTCAATGAAATCAAACTCCATTCCTGTAGGAAGTAATAAATCTTTTTCTGGATCCATTTTAAAAATAAAACTTATTAAGGTTAATTAAAATTGTTAATTTGACAAATTTCAGAGCTTTATGTGTTATTTACTCTTTTGTGTCGATTTATTCATTCTAGCTATCTTCTCTTGTGAAGCTAGTTTTTGTTTCTCTATTTTCTCTTTAGATGCTATCTCAAGTTTCTTAGTCTCTTGTGCTATCCTAGCTTTATCTATTTCCACTTGATCCTCTACACCATCTTTATTATCATCTTGTGATAAGTAAAACATTCCAGCATCTTTCTCAGAAGCAGCTTGTAGTTTAAGTAGTTCCAATCTCTCTTTAAGCTGATATTCTAACTGCATCTTCTCAAGATCTCTTTGATGTTGTTGTTGAGCTATCTCCTCTTGTCTTAGTAAAGCCTCTTGAGCAGCCTCTTGTTGCATTCTTTGTTGTTCTTGTGCTTCTCTAGCTCTTTCCTTCTCACTTTGTTCTAGTTTGTGTATAAGATCATGTGGAGACTTAGTTAGCCTGATCTTAGCAGCATCTGCTACAGTAATAGTACCTGCCTGTAGAGCTTGTGTAGCTAATACTTGCATATCATTACTCAGCTGGAATAATTCAGTAGAGTTACCGATGTTTACACCATAAGTTGCAGAAGAGTAAAGATCTCCATCAAAATCCATTATATGATTTGATAAACCATCTAAGAGATATTGTCTTTTCTCTTTATTATCCTTCCAATAATACTTAATATATTCCAGATAAATAGCTAATGTCTCAACTTTTATTGCATCATGATAATTAAATAAATTCTCAGTTCTATGAGAAGATTGCATGATTGCTTGTTGAGTTACACCCAAACCTTCTTTACCAGTTAGATCTCCTTGTCTAGGATCATTTACACCAGTAATTTCATTTATCTGGGTTTTAATCCATTCTAACATTGAGATAGCTTGCTGTATTTCTGTAGCTAAAGAGTGATCTATTTCTCTTTTAGCTGTAGGCATATTACCAACCATCATACCTTCAGAGTTCTCTTCTAATGGATTTTCAAGAACTATACCCATAGTCTTCATCCAAGTTAGCCACTCCTCCATACTAAAATCAGTAGGCTTTTTAGAGATATCAATTACAGCAAGCTTACCTAAATTCTTAACCCAAATGGATTTGAGTTTTGTCATCCAGATATTGAAGTCATGTTGATAGACTAGGATTTTATCAAGAACACTTCTAGGAGAGTAATTTCCTGTAGTTAGCATTCTACCAATATAAGGAGACTTTACAAGAGCAGGATTATCAGGATCTCTTAATTGTACTTCTAAAGGTCCTACGTTAATGATAATGTCTCTATGTATTAGAGTTCCTCTAAAGAGTTCATTTACATAGTAATATTCTACCTCTTCTCCTAACTCTTCTCTTGGGATATAATACTCATCTACAAACATATACTGCTCAGCATCAAACTCATCGTAGTATTTTAGATAGCCAATTTTTCTATAAGAAGTCCAAATTACAGTAGCTACACGAACATTGCCTTTACTATCTGTAATAGATGCTGGATTCATACCATCATTTACAGTAATGAAAGGCTGTTCTCCTGCAAACTCATCACTCATTCTAACTAAAGGAGAGGTCTGTCCTTGACCTACTACTAGATTATCTCTATCTACTTCACCAGCAATTACAGGAAAAGGCTCTATATCTCCAATAGCCTCACCTACATAATCAGTTAGCTTTTTGATTTGAGCTTTGGTTAAATCTTTGTAGAACCTTTCAATTATTCTTTTTACCGAAAGATACTCAAGTTCTACCCAAGCGTCACCATCATTTACATCATTAGATCTACCCAAACCATGTACATAAAAGTTCTCAAGATCTACTTTTTTAATTACAGGGACTGGTCCAATTGGTTCTACTTTAAGTACCTCTTCTCCTTGTAGTATTAAGTCTTTCCAGCCTTCATTGAATGTATGAGAAGTTCTTCTGGTAGGATCATTTAAAAGAGATTGGAGGATTTGATTAGCCATTTTCTCATGAGCAGTTTGAAGATTATTTAATGTCCAATAATCTAACTTCTCTAAATCCTCTTGTAGTATTTGCTTGAACTTATTAAGCTCTTGCCCTTGAACTCTTGGGTCTTGCTCTGTGCCAATGATATTCTGATATTCTGATATCTTCTCTTCCAGAAAGCTCGCCAGTCTCTCTTTGAATAAAGTATTTTTATCGTTAATTGCATCAGGTGAGGTTACATAAGCAATAGGATTAAATTGTCGCTTTAATTCCTCACCAAATAAGGTTGTTAGAGGTTGATCTACAATATCATAGAAAGCCTCTGCAAGGAAAGCAGCATCTTCTGAGAAATCCATATCTACGCCTAAGTCTAATGGGTCTAATGCTCCTCTAAGTAAGGTAGGATCATTTATAGCATTCATAACAGCATAATTCCTACTAACTTCTGCTGTAGGTTTCATGTTGTTGGATGTGTTATACAAGCATAGGTTTAGATAGTATCTTAGGCTATCTTCCTGCCAACTCTTCTGCTCTTTTGTGTTAGAGGATACTAGTTGGTTAGGTTTCTTTATACCTGCATTATGTTTATCGTTTATTATCATCTGATAGCAAGATTAAATTTCTTTCGGAGATGTTTGGTTTTTTGTTTGAGGTACTTCATATCTTCATTACGCCTGTCTTCTTCTTTAGTATCTCTTTTAACATGAAGAGAGAATAAATATATCATAGCTGCTCCCATAGATGATACTCTATCAAAGTTACCATCACTTCTCCAACCTTTCATCTCAAGCAGTAAAGGTAAGCTTAATACTTTATACATTCTAGGCATTGTATATCCTTCTTCGCCTTCTAATGGATTTTCTACCGGAACTTCCTCTACAGACCACTCATGTAATAACTCTCTAGCATAAGCATTTAATGATGCAGTTGCATGGAAACCTTTCTTACCCGGTTTAGCTACATAACCTGAAACATCTCTTAGTAGAGCAGGTTCATCAGCTAACATCCAATCTTTCTTAGAGTTCTTAAAGGAAAAGAATAAGCCTTTAAGGTTACTCTCATACATAAGCTTAGCATTGTAATACTCTAAGCCTTTTATTAAGTTATCATAGTAAGTTTTTACCTTATACGTTCTAGCTGTGTACTCTGCTACAATATTTCTTGTAAAGGTATCTATTATGAAGGTAGAAGCCAAAGAGAATTTTTTACTTGATAACTCATCTTTATCAAAGTCTACAGGGTCAGTGCCAGCTATGTATCTTCTAGGAGTTATATTACCATCGTTATCTTTTATAGGCCTGTTAAAGATAGTCCAACATCCTTCTGTATCCTCTTCCTTTAAAGGAAAAGTTAATATAGGTTTCTTTAAAGAGTGTGTTAGTTTTACTCTACCAGTATCATCTCTAACAAAGTCTACAGCTTCGTAGTAAGATGTCTCCAGTCTTCTTATTTTGGCTAGCTGTTCATCTATAAGAACGGTATCAAATGGAGAAGTCTCTGTTCTAAGGAAAGCTTCTGAGGGTACTTTTGGTTGCTGAGTTATAAATTTGTTGTAGGCTGCTTTAGAACCTTTAGCTCTTATCTCTCTTTTAGCATCTAGTGAAGCCTCTGCATACCTTCTATAAGAATTACCCTCAGCATCTACCTGTTCTACATAGTCACCTTCTACGTTAGATAGGAGTTCTTTTATATACTCTTTATCTGTGGAATACTTTAATACAATATCTTTCTTTATATTTCCAGGAAGGTACCACATATCATCAATAAACCAGCCTACAGTATCTGATCCTCTATCAGGTTCATAGATGTTATCATAGCCTCTAAGACCGTAAGCATTAGGGTTATCAAACATCTCTGCTAAATCCTGTGAGCCTCCTTCCATGTCTCCACCTGTATTACCTGAAATAAAACCATTGGTAATATAAGTATGGGTTATACCTGTATTTAGATTGTAGATCTCTTGTTCTCCGATAAACTCAATCTCTTTAACATAACAACTTTCTAGGTTATCTAATTTATTGTGATTTGTAAAATAAGTTCCTTTATTATTATCAGGGTTCAGTTCAAAGTAGCAGTTATCATGTATAGATTTTGGTGGCTTATCATCTACATGAATATCTAGTATCTCTTGCTTATGTTTGGAGAGAAACTTAATATGCTTTTTAAATTGTCTAACATCTTCTTTCTTTGAGATATAAAGTCTGTAAACCATTCCCGGCTTGAAACCTTCTTTTCTCTCTTCTTCTCTTATTGTAGAAGATACGCTTAGTTTATACAACAGTCTTTGAGCTTCCTCTAGTAGATGTTTGTTAGCGCTTGTTAGAACAATTCTTACAGCATTTTTCTTTTTATTATAGTAAACATTACCATCTGCCTCAAAATAACCACCTAAGAGTTCAGTAATTGAGTGTAGATCAAACCTGTGTATATTATCTGGAAACTGTTTTTTATCCTTAGTTTGTCCAAATATACCCAGTTCTCTTAACTCTTTTCGTATAGCTCTTATCTTTAATTCATAGAAATCTTTACCATTAGATACTTGCTTGTAGGTCCTTCCTAGACTGTAATCTAGTTCTCTTTCTTTGATGTACTCTAAAACCTCTACATCAAAGATAGATAGGCTGGGTGTAGCATTTACTGAGTAGTTACCATCACCTAACATAAGTCCTACAAATCTAGGCTCCCATAAACGTTTATCACCAAATACAGGTATCTGACGATTACACATTAACTGATCTCCTACTTTGATGTCCTCTGCACGTTTGAAAGTGACTTTCTTTCTTTTACCTTCTTTAGTGTGCTTGTAAGATTGATTTTTAGACCAAAGTAAAGGGTGATCATAGCTACATTCCATTGTTTTATTATTAGAGGTTGTTATACGATAACATTCCTTTTTAGCTACAGGGTTCTGGCCTATAATAGGCTGTTGCATAGCTCCTACACCTGCATAGCCTATAATCCCATCCTCTTTATGTAAATCTTCTATGTTAACTTCTCTTCCATCCTTTGTCCAGACTTTAGTTCCAGCACATACGCATCCCCAGATAATAGGAATACCTATCATAAAGTCCCCATCTCTAAAAAGAGGTTCTGAGATAGCATAAGCGGTCAAAAGATTCTCAAACTTACCTGCCTCCTCAAATCCAAGTATGTCAGCAGACTCACCAATAGACTTAAAGGGATTGTTCTTAAAAGATATAGCATGGACTTCACTTTTATAACCCTCTTCAATTATAGTCCCATCCTCAGCAGGATTTTTAAACGAGGCTTTAAAGTGATGTCTTTGACCTATAAATTCTGTCCTTCTAACCCAAGGAGTATGTTTGTTTACAAAGTTCCTTGTTTTGTTAATACCATCTAAGGTTACTTTATAGTGATCTTTCTCAAATGCAGCTAAGAGATTGGTACTATCAGCTTTAAATATGAAGTTGTAGGCATAGATGCCAGCAGATACTTGATAAGTAAAACCTTTCCTCCTTGATTTAGCTGCTACAATACCTTCTCTATTTAAGTCTTCATAAGGTGTAAGGTCATTAACTCCTTTAAAGAAATTATAGTATCTATCTGGTGTAGAGTATATACCCTCTAATAGACATCTATCTACCTCATGAAAGAAGTAGAAGTTATGATCTAGGAATCTAGGAAAGGTTTCAATTTTTCTAGCATTTGGTATTTCTTTACCATTTTCATCTACAGGTCTAGCTTTAAGTCTTCCAAAGTTTAAATAGAAGTAGTGTCTTCCTGTTAGTAAGACTCCTTCAATTTCTACCCCATTATGGATATTATCTTCTACATCATCCCAGAATCTTTCATAATCTAAAGTACCGCTAAGATAGGTTGTATAAGCTCCTTGCCTTCTAAAAGTAAAAGCTACGTCAGAGAATACTTTACTATCTAGGAATCTTATGTAGTGCTGTTCTGTATTCCTTATAGGAGATAGTAATTGGGGATCAAAATATTCCCAACTTTCAGCTACCTTAGAGCGAAACAAATACAAAGGTTTACCATTTTCATCCTCACCGACTTTATTCCAGTACTTCATGTCATGTGAGACGTTAGTAAACCTTTTGATTTGTTTTATTGTATAACCTATCTTTCTCATTTAGGTACTTCTCTAGCAGATATAGTTTTGTTACCTGTACCTTTAAGATCGTCTCCTAAAGATTCTTCTATCTTCTTTCTTAGTCTTTCTAAGTTATCAATTACAGGTCCTATATCTTTAGCCAAGTTAATCATTTCCCTGAACTCTTTCAGCCTATCAGCTGTCATTGGTTCTTCAGGGTTTGTTTCGTAGTTGTCTAAAGCTTTTAATATTCCTTCTAAGACATTGGTAGTAGCGTCTAATGCTCGCAGTGATTGAGTGTATTTTAACTCTTTATATTTCTTTTGAGCTGCCTCTACATCCTTAGTTACTTTCCATGATTGTCTTATACCTAATTCTCTCCTAGCGATCTTATCTATTTCCCTTTTACCATAAGACTTTAGATATACAGATCTAGGGTCAGTAGTAATGTAGATGTACTTTAAGTATAAAACAGCTTTGCTTTTATCAGGTGTTTTATCACTTTCCCAGATTTTATTTATCTCTGGTATAATTAAAGCCTCAGGCTTTATCGTCAGTTTCTGTCCTTTTAGATCTAGCAAGTTTCCTATTTTTTTGTAGTACTCTATCTTTACTTTTCCTTACCTGCTCAACTTTCTTAGGAGATATTCCTACGTTGAATACTCCCCATAAAGATAATTTGGTGTAAGTATCTGGATCTCTTGTATCCACTTCTGATAGGTTTTCCCTAAGCATTCTATAAGGTTGCTTTACTATATACCTAGCATCAGTTATAGTTAACCCGAACTTCTCTTGTACTTCACGAGCTAGTTGATCCAGTACTCTTGGGAGCATCGTTTATAGTTACGTTAAAATTTAAGTCTTCGCTTAGAGGTAACTTTATAAAGCTAGCTAACTCTCTACCTTTAATATAACCTTTCTTTCTTAAAGAGGTGTAGATATTGGAGATATTAGCTGAATTTATTCCTAGTTTGGTTATAAAGTGATCTTTAGTTGTTTTTAGGAATAAAATCTCTTCTGCTTGTGTAGGAGATACATTATTGCCTAGTAGGTAGTCATATTGAGCTACAACTAAAGCTAGAAGCTCTGTCTCTCTTTTAGTTAAAGGTTTGTTATATATAGCTGATAGTAATTGTACTGCCCTAAAAGCTTTTTGTACGTTATTGATTGTCTTCAGTTTGATATTCTTCGTCATTGTAACGCTTAGTTAGGTAGTTGTTTAAAGTGTTAAACAGGAAAGGGAACATTAGTTTTTCTTCTATAAATTCTCTTACCGTCTCTCCTTCTACAAGAGGTGTTCTTACTTTCATTATCATGTTACCATCTACAAGTTGATGTAGAGATCCTGTGTAATGTATGTAATGCCTATTCTCTTTAAATATAAGAGGATATTTCTTTACCGGTTTGAACTCAAACCATTCATAAGGTTGTAGGATCATAGAGTTAGTAGAGATGATTCTTTGGTTTCTTCCTTTGGTTGTTTAGAGAGGATATCTCTTTTAAGGATAGAATTGTTAAGAGTTGTGTAGCCTATTACCTGTGCTGTAGGCAAGTATTCTACAAGAGAGTCTATTTGTTGTCCGTCTGGTGTTAATTGTTTTAGAACTTTAAAACATGGAACATCACCTACAAAGATAGACTCAGGTTTAATTAGAAAAAAGAAGTTACCGTTAGCTATAGCTATTAGATCTTTCATATTATTGTTAGGTTGTTGAGAAGAGGGTATAGTTTACCTTTTCTCTATTATTATATTTAATACAGTTACTAACTGGATACCATTTAGTAGTTTAAATGTTAGCATAAAAATAAAGCCGTAGTACACCCTAGCGGCCTTTCAACCTCTTTGGGATTTGTACCAATCCTGTTAGTTTTAATTTAGAGTTTGTGAGAACTTAGCTGGTTGCGCCACTTTAAAAACTACCTATAATCTACATAGGCCATTTACGTTTACCTGATTAACTTTACCGTATCTGGTTCAGGCCGATCCCCTTACTCTAAACTTTGTGAACTTACCGGAGAAAACACCTCCCTCTATTTTGAGGGATTAGAATCCGATGTCTAAAAGGCTCTTTCAGTGTCCTGCGATTACCTCTGTAAAATCCCTTCTTACTCAAGTAGCGCCGCTAATTCTACTCAATATAAAAAGTTAAGGATTTAGTTCAAGAGGCAAGATAATAAAAAAATTTAATAAAAACAAGTGTTTGAAGAAAGTTCAGGTTGTAATCACGATTTTCCCTCATAAGGTTTTATTAGTTTTTGGTGGTTTTGGGAAGGGAAGCGGGTTTTAGAGAGTTTTTGGTGTTTTGTTTGGTAGAGTTTTTTTTTAATTTTGGAAATTTTTTTCCCTCAAAAATTCCGAGCAGAAACCCCTCTAGGGGTCTGTTCAACAAATCCAACAATCACAAACGTCCTATAGGGTTATTCCTAAAGGACACAAAACCATACAACCATGCAAGTTCAAATAACTACTGGGGAACGTTTTTGGATTTCAAACGAAGTTAAGGTCTTTTTCGGCGTTAGGTCTGTTAAGGCTACACACTACTACAACGCAGAAAATAAACCAGTCGCTCTCTCTGAGGGTAGACCAGTCTGGTTGCAGGTTAGTCAGATTGTTTTCTTCGTAGAACGACAACAGTCCTAAACTCAGCCTACTACATCATTTGGTGTTGTAGTTTATCTTGTATTTGCTTGCTTATGCAGGCATCTACAAGGTAATTCTATTAGGTGATTTGGGTTGGCTCTATTAACAACAACTACAAGGTAAACTTAATCTATTGGGGAGTAATGAGTCACCCAATACCAGCCTCTATTCTGAAATAGTGAGGCTATCTTAGATGATAAGGGCTTGTAGTTCTACTACAAGTTATGAGTCACCTAATACCACCTGTATACTGAGATAGTACAGGCATCTAAGATAATAAGGGCTTCCAATAGGTTTTTATCCAACAGTAGTACTACACAAGGACAGGGAATTAACCCTCTTGAAGTAAAACACCGTGACTGGTGAGAATATCTTCTTGTAGCTCAGAGTCCG